TCTCAGATGTTTGTAAGAGATGAAATGGGTTTTGATGAAGGAGGCTTGGCAACACCTAAACGTGGCTTCGTTGATGAACCAGGAAGTTATTCTTTTACAGAACAACAATTAAAAAATGTAGAAAAATGGAAAAAAAGATTTAAATCTGCTGTAGATAAAGGACTTACTAAACCCTACGAAGAATTAACTAAAAAAGAACAATATGATATTAGACAAGGAAGAAATGTTAGTTTTCCTAGAGAACCTGTGGGTAAATTTAAATTTAAACAAGTAAATCAATCTGGAACTTATTACGTAGACGTTGATCCTTTCTCAAAAACTCAAAGAAAAAATGTTACAGCGTGGGAAAAAGCAAACAATAAAAATTTTGAAGAAGTAACAAATCTTAATACAAGACATGCTATTAAAACAAAAGGAGCTAAATATAAAACACGTCCAGAAATACAATATAAAAACAAAGTTTTAAAACCCGAAGCCGAAAAAAGAGCTATTGAACTTTTAAATCAAGGTAATGACAAAGTTACTGTTGCTAATAAACTAGAAGCAGAGGGTTTAATAAAAATTAGACAAAATTTTGATATTAGTAAAGGTAAAAAAACAAAAAGCTATATTTCTATACAAAGGGACTTTGATAATTTATTAAAAGATGGAAAACTTAGTATAGATGAAATAGCTGAAACACCTACTAGTAAGTTAGGTGCTCTAGAAACAAAAGCTAGAGATAAAAAAATTTTAGATACGATCGCTGAAAATCCACATCTTAATCCAGAACAAATAGCAAAAAGATTAAATTTAAGTGGTAGTACCGTTGTAACAGGCGTGGCTAAAAAAAATAAAATAATTCTAAAATCAAAATATGATCAACTCGCTCCTGAAGTAAAAGAACTTGATAAATTAATTAAACAAAATGTAAAATTTTTAACGGGTGATTCAAACTTTGCAGAGAAAAGAAAAGTTCTTTTTGATGGGATGAAAAAGAAATTTGGACCTAATTATTCTGTAGTTAATTTTCAAACTAGACTGAACACTATAGGTAATCAGTATCTTGGAAATTTAAATATAAAAGCGTATCAAGATATTAAAGCGCCTAAAAATTATAAAAATAGTGCTATACATAATAATATTGTTGGTTTAGCTAAAGGTGATTGGTTAGGTGTTGTTTCTGAAGCAAAACTTTTAGGACTTCCTAAGAATCAAATTCAATTACTAGAAGATGTTTTAGGTGGCGCTAGTAAGTTGACTAAAATGAAAGTAGCCGGAGACCATACTGACATCAATGCTATGATGAAAAATTTTCCTGAATATAAAAAAAATTTTACTCGTATCAACATAATATCAAATAGATTAAATCAAGAAAAAGCATTGGCTGATAGAAAATTAATTAATTTAGTTCAACAATTAAATAATAAAGAAATAACTCCACAAGAATTTAGAACAAAAGTTAATAAAGTTAGAACTGATTTTACAACTAAAACAAAAGTTAAAATAGGAAATCCAGTAACAGATGCACGAGGAAATGTTAGTTTAGATTTTCAAACAGATAGAATTATAGATTTAAAAAATCCAAGAAATAAAGTTATATCACAAGCCGTAACTAATTTAATTGAACAAGAAGGTGTAAAATTTTCTGACTTTGATATTCAATATACTCAGGCAAACACTGTTAAAGACAGATTGAATTTATTAAAAGACGCTTCAGTAGAGGCTCTTCAAAAAAGTAAAGTAATGAAGGGTTTTGCAAATATGGCTGGCAATGTAGGCAAAGCGGCAAAAAATATTTTAAAAACAAAGGCAGGAAAGTATGGAGTATTACCTGCAGGAATGTACGCAGCCTTAACAACTATAGCAAGTGCAGAGCAACCTGATGATATGGTTGAAATGGAAAAACCTAAAACAGATGTAAAACCTTTAAAATACCTTCCAGATTATGGAGATGCAGCAATAGCGGGAACAGGAGCAGCTATAGCATCTAAATATACACAGGCGGATCCTTTGAAACAAGCTAGACGTATTCCTAAAAAAGGTTTGGGAAAAATATGGAAAGGTCTAACATATTTAGACGTTCCTTTAGCTCAACCGCTTTGGGCAAAGATGGCTTATGATTCTTTTAAAGAAGATCCAGAAAATTTTGGCGCATGGGAAGCAACGCTAGGACCTGCGTTTAGTCATTTGGCTTCTAAAGAATTAGGTCTATACAATCCTGCTAAAACAAGTGTTGCTAGTAAAGTTTTACGCGCTGGATTAAGTCCACAACTTGCATCTAAAATTTTACCAACAATTGCAAAAGGTTCTGTCTGGGCTACTCCTTTAATGGAATTAGGGATACAAGGATATAACGCTAGACAAGAGATTAACAAAGCTATGTCAGAGATGAGTGTTCTTGATAGAGAGGATCCAGAAAAAACTGAATGGACTCCATTAGGAAGAGCTCCAAAAACACTAATTAATAAATGGAGAAGCGAGGCACCTGACATAGATCCTTTTCAAGCAGCCAACGGTGGCATAGCCAGTTTAACAAGAACCACGCCACCTGAATCAGGACCCGCGCCTCAAGGAGAGGGCTTGTCTTATATATTAAATCGTGTTAGAGAATGGTAGGAGTTTAAATGGCAGATATAGATAAAGAACTCCCGAACACAAGATCTGAAGTAAAACTTCCTGGCGCGGAAGATGTTCAGGTGAAAGTGGACGAGGAGCAAATTACTGAAAGACAACCTGTAGAAGTAACACCAGAAGAAGATGGTGGTGCAACTATTAATTTTGAACCTGGTGCAATAAACGTACCTGGCACAGAAAGTCATTTTGATAACTTAGCAGATTTATTACCTGACGATGTAACCTCACCTATTGGTTCTCGTCTTAAAGAAAATTACGTTGATTATAAAAATTCTAGAAAAGAGTGGGAAAGAACTTATATTGAAGGTCTTGATCTACTTGGATTTAAATATGAAGTAAGAAGTGAACCTTTTCAAGGTGCTTCGGGAGCCACGCACCCTGTACTAGCAGAAGCTGTAACACAATTCCAAGCAACAGCTTACAAAGAATTATTACCAGCTGATGGACCGGTTAGAACTCAAATTTTAGGAGTCGTTAACCCACAAAAAGAACAACAGTCTAACAGAGTTAAGAACTACATGAATTATCTAATTATGGATCGTATGAAAGAATACGAACCAGAATTTGATTCAATGTTATTTCATTTACCTCTAGCAGGATCTACTTTTAAAAAAGTTTACTACGATGAAATATTAGGAAGAGCCGTTTCTAAATTTGTCCCTGCAGAAGATGTCGTTGTTCCTTACACGGCTACAAGTTTGGCAGATGCTGAAGCTATTATTCATAGAGTTAAAATTTCTGAAAACGAATTAAGAAAACAGCAAGTAGCTGGCTTTTATTCTGATGTAGACTTAGGACCTCCGGGTTATAATATTAGTCAAGATCAGTTAAAAGAAAAGGAAAGAGAATTAGAAGGCACAGAGAAGACTGGAAGACAACAAACTATGTATACTCTTCTAGAGTGCCACGTAAATTTAGACCTAGAAGGTTTTGAAGATATTGGTCCAGACGGGGAACCGACTGGTATCAAGCTACCCTACATCGTAACTGTTGAAGAAGGTAGCAATAAGGTTCTTTCGATAAGAAGGAACTTTGCGCCCAATGATCCAAAGAA